AGACCTCGAAAAAGAGAGAGGAGAGTAATACATGGCAACAATCAATAACATTTTGACCGCACTTCCTGCCCCTGTGGCCCTCGTGCTCATGCTGGGCGGGTTCATCTTCTACGCCCTTGGATGTCTCCGGCTGGGCTACGGTGCCGCCGTCAAGGGCACTGTGCTTGACCTCATCGACCAAGCAGAGCGAGAAATCCAAGGAACCAAGCGCGGCGCAGAGCGCAAGGCGTGGTGCGTCAAGATGCTGCGCCACTATCTGGACAACAGCAAATGGGGCAGGCTGGTCTCGTGGGCTATCACGGAAGAGACCATGAGCAAGGTCATCCAGTTTTTCTTTGATCGGGCAAGAGCAGCCCTACAAAAGCAGTAAGGAGGATATCATGGCAAGCACTATATACGAGCAGAAACGATTTTGTGAAATCAAGAGATGCGGCAAAATCGACCATCTCGGTAACGTCCCTGTAATGGTGCGCAACGCCGGACAGCTTCCGCAGCCCTTCTGGCTCGGTGCTGCCCGTGGCGGCGGCTCGCATAGTCTTTCCGCCAGCGTTGCAAGGGCTTAATGCAGAACAGATAAAAGCTGTGATAAAACGTGCACCGCTTGGGAGGTATGACCGGAAAATCGCCCGGTTGCGGTACGTTGACCAGCTATGCCAAGTTGATATTGCAGCGCGTGTGCCGTATTGTCGGACATCAATCGGCAATAGGCTAAAAAAGATTGATAAAATGCTGAATGTGTGATATAATAATCATGAGCAACGAATTAGCTTTGGGTTTCTGCTCATGCAATTCAAAAGCGGCAGGCTTTCGGGTCTGCCGCTTTTCTTTTTGCACGGATTGTGGTATAATATTTACAGACAATTCGCCTAATGAATTGCTGGTGTGGTCTGGCCTAAAGATTTCTGCCAGCACAAGCGCACAGCTTACGAAATTTAGTCTCCCGCCCGCCTACTCGCAGTGCGTACCATGCGGGAGACGATTTTATATGGTGATGCTTATGTGCAATACAAAAGAAGAACGAGTGTCAAGAATCGCAAAATACTACACCACTTTTCACTTGTTTGGCGATTGGTACATCGTGCGGTTCTGGCCTAGACACTGCCACAGCTGGAAGCGGTTTATTCCGTTTTATATCCCTATGCACTTAGGAGACCCAGATTGAAAAGCTACGGCCTTTGTAGAGAGCGGCATTGCCTGTGGGCGGTTCCGCTCTTGATTTTACAAAAAATCCCCTGCTTTGCCGAAGCCCTGCGTGCCACGCGGGGTACTTTGTAGGCAAAGTGGGGGATTTTTTGTTTTACAGCAGCTTGTAGTGCTCCGCCAGCAAAAATCTGACATATGCCGGGCAGTCCCGGCTTCCGGCACACCAGTTCTGCACCGTGCGCAGCGGAATGCCCGCGCATTTTGCAAAAGCGGTCTGCGACATTCCGGTGCGGGAGATCAGCTCCCGCATGGACAGGTGCGCCAGACCCCAGATGACGGACAGCCGCTTCTTTTCGGCGTCCATGTCGATGCAGCCGGAAGCATCTTCCGGGATGGTCATGGCCACGTTGTTGAGGAACGCCACACGGGATGCTTCCGGTTCAGAAGCCATAACAAAAAGTTCAGCGGTAGTATAATCAACTGCTATACTTTGGTATACTTCCTCTTTGTCCAAAACTCTTTCCTCAGAAGTAGCAACCAAATCATCAAGATGAGATAGTTGAAACCAACTTACACCCAATGCATCTGCTATTTTTTTGATTGTTTCAATTTTAGGCTTTTTTTCTCCTCGTTCATATTGGCTGATGGCTTGAGGTGTAACACCAAGTCTACGAGCTAACTCTGCTTGCGTGATACCAACGGTAAGGCGCGCATTCTTTATTCCGATTCCAATTTCTTTTGCAGTTGCCATCTTTGTTCGCCCCCTTTCAAATGCGGTCTTTCACGGACAGGCTGATTTTGCGCACAAAGCCATCAGGGAACTTCTCACCGCTCCAGAGAGAACCCAGCTCTCCATCGCCGCCGTTGTCGCGGGGATACTTATAAAAAGCGGTCATGCCCAGACCATCGTTGACGCGGCGCAGCTTCACGATGCGGTCGGGAGCAAGCGCGATTTCCCGGGTAATCTTGCCGTTTTTGTCCAGTGCATCCTCGCACAGCCACTGAAGCGCCGAGATAAACTCGTCCATCGTAATAGTAGAGTGGGCAGCCCAGTCGTTAAAAATGCGGCTGTTGCCTGCAAGAACGATCTTCTTTTTAGTCTCAAAGCTGGTCATAGTAGTTATCTCCTTTTTTGTGCGATTTTGATTTCCTCTACTGTCTATAATATACACCCATTGAGTGCAAAAGTCAAGACTTTTTTGAATTTTTTACACCTATTGGGTGCAAACATCGAGCGCCCGCACAGTCCTTCTCTGTGTGGGCGCTTTTCTTTTTTTGCTTACAGTAAGCAAGCTCTAATCAAGCTCTAATCAAGCTTTAAGCAAGGTTCAATTAAGATTTTTTGTCCTTCGTTTGACGTTCGTTGCCTCTCCCGGTGTGACATTCTGGTACGATAAACGCAAAAGGAGGGGCGCTCATGTGGCACAAGTTTAATCCAAACCCGCGCGGCAGCAGCGTCGGTGACTGTGCAGTGCGAGCCGTTGCAGCTGCCACCGGGCAAAGCTGGGAGCAGGCATACATAGGGCTTGCGATGATGGGCTACGTGTTGGGCGATATGCCAAGCGCCAACCGCACATGGGGCGCGTACCTCCAAAAGCGCGGATTTAAGCGCCGCCTTGTCGAGGCAGACTGCTCCTCCTGCTACACCGTGGAGGATTTTGCAAGGGAGTACCCGCGCGGGATCTACGTTCTGGGCTGCTCTGGCCACGTTCTGGCTGTTGTCAATGGCGAGTGGATTGATAGCTGGGACAGTGGCGCAGAGTGCCCGATTTATTACTGGTACAAGGAGGACTAAGCGATGCCATACATTCCATACGGATACCAGCCCGGCTATTATGGGCAGGCAATGCCGGATCAGCTTGCACAGCTGCGGCAGAACGCCTACCAGCAGCCCATGATGGGGCAAGCGGCGCAACAGACGCAGGGCACACCGTCCATCATTTGGGTGCAAGGCGAGGAGGGCGCAAAAGCATACATGGTTGCCGCAGGAAACAGCGTGCTCTTGATGGATAGCGAAAACAGCGCGTTTTACATCAAAAGCACCGATGCAAGCGGTATGCCGCTTCCACTCCGGGTGTTTGACTACAAGGAGCGCACCACAGCCGCAAAAACGCCGCCACAAACGGCGCAGCAGCCCGGCGTGGAGTTTGTCACCCGGGCAGAGTTTGACGCGCTGGCAGCCCGCTGTGCGGCACTTGAGAAGCAAGAGCCTGCAAAACCTGAAACGGAGGTCAAATAATTATGTCAAATCCTCTTTTTAACGCACTGGGCGGCAGTATGCCCGCCATGCCAAACCCGATGGGTCAGTTCGGGCAGATGATGCAGCAGTTCCAGCAGTTCCGTGCAAACTTTCAAGGCGACCCGAAAGCAGAGGTGCAAAAGCTGCTGCAATCCGGCAAAATGTCACAAAACCAGCTGAACCAGCTGCAGGCGATGGCGCAGCAGTTTCAGCAATTCCTTCCCCATTAAACTTCTTTCCAGACAAAGCCTTTACAAGACTTAATCCTACCTTTTGCGCAGTTGATGATTGTACAAGGCTTACATCCGTAAGCTCTGGCAGCTTCGGAATACCCACTCCACACCTTCATAAAGTCACCAGATTTTGTGTATTGGGCAACCGGTTTGCTCAATGGGTTCAAAGACCCAGTTCTACCGCGCATATTAGAATCGGCACGAAGCCCTGTTGCAATTGCGTGTTGTGTATTCCCCTTTCGAGAAATCCATTCGAGATTTTCAACAAAATTATTGCTCTTGTTTCCGTCAATATGATTTACACAAGGCAGATTTTCTGGATTTGGAAGAAATGCACTTGCAACAAGAACGTGAACGGACTTGTTTTTCTTTCCCGATTTATTGCAGAGCATTACCGTTTTGTATCCGCTTTTATGGCTTTTGAGAACAAGATTCTTAGATTTTCCGGTGTGGTTATAATTCATGCTTTTTACGTTTCCACAATCGCTCACTTCATATAATCCTTCGTATTCAGGAACAGGTAACCAATTCTCCATAAAAACCTCCGTATAGCATGGTGGATTTATCTGTTTCTATTATACCACAAAAATACAATATCTGCGCAGATTTGTATAAAAAATTTTGAAAGGAGCTTACTATGAGCTTATCTACCGATTCTCCTATGATGACTATGCCGGTTCAGCCTGCAAATACCTGTTCTAATGGTGGTTTTGGCTGGGGTGACGGCGGCTTGCTCTGGATCATCATCTTGTTCCTGTTCGCCTTCTGCGGCGGCTGGGGCGGCAACTGGGGCGGCAATGGCAACACCGGTGCCGGTGTCGTTGACGGCTACGTCCTGACCTCCGATTTTGCCAACATCGAGCGCAAGATGGATGGTATCAACAACGGCATGTGTGATGGCTTCTACCAGCAGGCGCAGCTTGTCAACGGCGTGCAGCAAACCGTGAACAACGGCTTTATGTCCGCAGAGATCAGCCGCGCAAACCAGCAGGCGGCGTTTATGCAGCAGCTGTTTGCCATGCAGATGCAGCAGCAGGAGTGCTGCTGCGAGAACCGCTCTGCCATTCAGGGCGTCAACTACAATCTGGCCACCCAGTCCTGCGAGACCCGGAACACGGTGCAGAACACCACCCGGGACATCATCGACAACCAGAACCAGAACGCCCGCGCCATCCTTGACGCACTGACTGCACAGCGCATCGAGGCAAAGGACGCAAAGATCGCCGAGCAGGGGCAGCAGCTGTTCGCAGCACAGCTGGCGGCATCTCAGGCAGCCCAGAACGAAACGCTCAAGGCCTACATGAGCGGTCAGCTGGCCTACTACAACCCGCGTCCTGTGCCCGCATTCCCTGTCCCCGCACCCTACCAGTACGGTAACTGCGGCACCGGTTGCGGTTGCAACGGTTGCGCCTAACCGAATAACGGCAACTTCCGAGGATTTCTCGGATGTTCAGCCCCAGAGCTGATTTTGCAAACCAGAGCGCCGGGGCAGTAGTCCCGGCGTTTCTATTACGAAAGGAGCCGATAAAATGGCTGAATTTACCTCTACCACGATTCAGACCGTGGCAGCCGGTCAGAATCTCCCCTTGACCGAAACCGCTATCAAGGGGTCAAACTGCATCAACCACCGAGCAGGTGCTGGTAATGTGACGCTGCGTGGACTTACGAACCAGTGCAAGGCACTGTTCAAAGTGAGTTTTGGCGGCAACATCGCCATCCCTACCGGAGGCACTGTGGGCGCAATCTCTGTGGCGTTGGCTGTCGGCGGCGAGGCGCTCAACAGCGCAACCGCAATCGTCACCCCGGCGGCAGTGGATCAGTACAGCAACGTCTTTACGGCGGTGTTCGTGGAAGTCCCCCGGGGCTGCTGCGTTACTGTGGCGCTCAAAAACACTAGCACGCAGGCAATCAGCATTGCAAACAGCAATCTGATCGTTGAGCGGGTAGCATAAGAAAGGAGATAAAGTCATGCTGGATAAATTGAATCATCTGAAAGATGAGATGTGCGAAGAGCTCATGGAGCTGACCGACAAAAAGAATCGATCCCCTGGCGATGTTGAGATGATCGGCGAGATCGTGGATATCATTCTGGACATCCACCGCATCAAGGATTATTGCGAGGGTGGCGAGTACAGCCGTGCGGGCGAGTGGGAAGCTGACATGCGCGGATCCTTCAGCCGCGACGCCGGAAACGGTTACAACCGGGGCAACAGCTACGCCAACCGCGGTCGGCATTATGTTCGCGGTCACTACTCACGCGGCGATGGCCGTGAGCGCATGATCTCCGACATCGAGGACATGATGCAGGAAGCCACCGGTGCAGAGCGTGACGCATACAAGCGAGCCGCTGACATCTTGCGCAACGCATAAGAAAGGGGGCGGCAGGCATGGATATCGTGGAGATCAACGAACACATCCGCAAACTGAAATGCGAAGAAACGAACTGGCAGAGCGTGGAAAAGCTTGCCGCCCTCTGCACTGTGCGGGACGAGCTGGAAGAAGCACACGCACCTGAAACGCAGACCCAGGCATTGCCGCCCGCGACTTATGCGGCGGCGTACTCCACAGCAGCGGAACCACAAAGCGACTTTGTGGCGGCTGCCAGCTCTGTTCCTTTCGGCGGTCTGATGCAGGTGCTCGACAGACACATGAACGCAATAAAGCTGGTGTACCCGAAAGAGTATGAGCTAGTAATGCGGAAGATTGTCTCTTTGTCTGAGTGACGATGCCCAATAGGCTGAAGGCACAGGGAAAGTAAGTCGCCCGGCCAAAAAAAGCCATACATAGCAGCAGCCCCGGGAAGCCTGACGGTTCCTCGGGGCTGTTTTTGCGTTTATAAAGCTGTTTTTCAGCGGTGTGTTACCAAAAATGTTACCATGATAAAGAAAAGAACGTCAATTCTCAGCGAAATGACGTTCTTTTTACATGGTGGAGGCGATGGGAGTCGAACAATTAAAAATGATGGATTGTCGTCAAAAATTCATCTGGGATGCACGAAAGGACGAAGGAATAATACGGATTTGTTGGGTTATGCCCGATTCGTTTTTTGACATTTAGAAAAAAGAGTGTTACCAAATGTGTTACCAGAATCACCCTTGAGCCTTCCTGAATGCAGCGGTCGTTGCAGCCGCCAAATCTTCTCGCTGGCCCTGCAATTCATGATGGTACACGCCGGAAGTGTCCATGTTCTTGCTGTGACCAACCAGCATTTTTAGCTGGCTGTCAGTCAGGACGCTTGATTCAACGCTGACAAAGGTGTGCCGTAGCTCGTAAAGTGAGACTTTCGGCTCAAGCCCGTTTGCTTCCTGATACGATTCCCAGCGGCGATAGAGCGCATGCTCTGACGGAATCTGAAACAGCGGCGTATTGTATTGTAGCAGTATGCCTTGAGCCTTTAGGAGCTGTACCTGCGCCTCATAAGCATCCCGTGCTTCCTTGCCCATGTCAAAAGAGCGGATGGCGTTTTCATTCTTTCCGGTGGTCTGCTCCCGGTGCACGTTGATGCTGCGCCGAAGGCTGACCGTGTTCCCCTTGATGTCACCATACCAGAGACCAATCAGCTCCCCGGGGCGCAGGCCGGTCGCAACTGCAAATCGGTAGGCGTAGATATATTCATCAAATACCAGTTTTCCATAGTAGGTGCGGGTGTCTACGCTAAACAGAACCTTCAGGGCGGTGGGCTGCAAGATCGTGCGTTTCCCCATCCTGGCATTCTTCGGGATAGCCAGGTCGGGGTGGAGCGTGGTGTACCGGTTTTTCCTGCACCACTTGACAAAGGCGGTTTCCGCAGCCCGGATCGTCATAAGCGTCTTTCGGCTCAACGGCTGGTTTGAGATGGGCTTGCGCTGGTTCTTTTTCTGTGAGCGCTTCCGGAACGAAACGTCGATTGCCTTTTGAAGATCGCCCTCGGTCAGCTCGTCAATGCGGATATTCCCACAGGTCGGCAGGATGTAGCAGTCTCCGTAACGCTGGCATTGTGTCACATAGGACGTCCCGCAGGTGAGCTTCAGCTCTTCTACCCACTCTGAATAGAGTGCAGCCACCTTCTTCCTGCCGTCCCGAATGCTATCATCAAGCCATGCATCCGCTTTTGCGTTTGCTTCCCGTTGTCCTGTCCGGCCCGGCGTGCTGCTGTAAAACCGTTTGCGGGTGCCGTTCTTCTGAACCGCGATGCACCAGCGCTTTTCCTTTTCCACCCAAAATGCCGTGTTGACCCGTTTTTTCATAAAATCCACCTCCATACACAAGAGTACACTGTGCCGCTGCCCTTGGGACGGCTGCGCTTTTTTCTTTGCTGCGGAACGGCTTCCGGCTGCTTCTTCCCGAACCACGGACAAAAAGAAGCACCATCCGGGATCTCCTTCCGGCAGCATGATCTCACGCATTTCATGGCTTACTCCTTTTTCTTCCCGATATATCCAAAGGCACCATTTTCAGCAGCGGCCCTTCCGGCCTTGTAGTTGATCTTCAGGTCGTCAATGGGAGGTTGTGGAGCGTCCGGGCATGGGTCAAGGCCCGCGATCTGCGCATAGGTATACTGGTCTATGATGGTCCCGCACACGCTGGCCCGGTTATTCAGAGGGCAGTGCAGGTTTGCAGCTATTTCCGATATGACAGCAGGCGGGCTGCTGCCGTGACGGCCCTTCAATATGAAGAGAAGCAGCCTTTTCGTCAGCGGCGGCAGGTTTACCACGAGACGGCACAACTCCGCGTTTAGCTCATCGTTGGCCTTGCCGTCATCCGGCACCGCGTACAATTCCGGGTGCAGTACCTCCATAAATACCGCGATGGGCGACACCCCGCAGGAAGAGCACCAATCCATGATCTCGTCACTGTCCGGACTGGACTGCCCTTTCTCCCAGTTCTGCACGGTGCGCTCGTTCTTCCCTATCAAAATCGCCATCTCGCGTTGGCTCAAACCCGCTTTCACACGCGCCTTTGCCAGAGCAGCACCAATTTTCGCAGCTGTAAAATAACTCATACACACCCTTCCCCCTCAAATATAATGCGTGAAAAAAACAAAAAATGGCGCAGAAAAAATCTGCGCCATTCGACAAAATTTTCTCTGATTTCATTTTCCAATGGCGCATGGTAGAATTTGGTACATAAGTTGACACAATTACCAAAAATCAGGAGGAAAACAAAATGAAAAACGGTCAAACCAGCAACAAAGACCCGGAAATGACCATCATTGACGGAATGCCCGCCAGCGTGCTTACCGGCACAGCCAAAACCCCGCAACCTTGGGAGGATTGAACCATGACCAACAAAAAGACCGCCTGCTTCTGCAACCACATCCGCGCCGCGCTTGCCTGTTACGTTGATATGACCCCGGAGCAGCAAGCCCTTGCCGCCATGTACGCCAACCGCAAGATCACCGGCTTGCACACCCTGCGCGCCGCAGCGGTAAGCCCCGGCGGGGAGTGCGCCGCCAAGTTGTTGCAAAAAATGCAGCAGCTGGACAACGGCGACCAGTAACAAAGCGCATATTTTGCGCGAAGTAAGCGTAAACCGCGCGTTTTTCGCTTAAAAGTGCGCGTAAATCGCGCGATTCAGCGCAAATGTCAAATTTTCAGCGCATTTTTGCGCAATTAAAACCGATTGACGATTACGCCAAACGGTTGTACAATGCAGTTGTAAGCAAGTTTACAGGCCAAGCAACTGAGATTTCTTTGCGTTGTACTCCGCTTCCGTGATGGCCCCCATATCCAGTAGCTGTTTAAACTTTAAAAGCTCATCAGCGGCGCTGGGGGCAAGCGGAGCGGCAGCCTGCGGCTTCTCATGGCTAACTTTGCAGCTCTTGAGAAACGCAGTCATTCCGCCTGGATAAACCGTTGTCGGCAAGCTGCTTTCGCCCAGTGGAAGCGCAAAGTGGATAGACACGCTCTCCTTAATGCGACCCTTGCGGGTCTCTGTTTTGGCGGTGGAAGCACCCACGATCGCGCCCACAGGTCCAGCAACGGCTGCGCCTATTACTGCACGCCCAATGCCGCCCTTGGTTTCGGTCACCGTCAGATCGTCAGGCGCATCCGATTCGTACCCTGCGACTTCATCAAAACTGTAAATCATGCGTGGACCTTTATCACCACTGCGGTGTCCAAAGTAAAACAGCCGGTTGACCTTGTCGATAGAGACAAAGAGTGCATCGCGGTCAAAGATGGAATCGGTCTCTTTAAATGTTCTGCGGCGGCTTTCCAGTGTAGCCCAGTATTCCGCAAGTGCAGCTGTCGGTTGCTTTGCTGCACGGATGCCCAATTTTGAAAAGAAAAAGTTGCTGCACCCGGCACAGATCAGGCCGTCCGCGCTCTTCTCGCGGTTCAGCAGACCCAACTTGCCGCCGCAGACGGGACAGATACTTGCCATGATAACCACCTCACACATATTAAATACTGCATCAGATAGGAGGACACAATGAACGAAACAGACCGACAAGGCTACATCGACGCTATTATCAAGCTTCTGGAACGCGCAGACCTGCGGGCGCTGCGCCTGATCTGGATCCACGCAAAAGGTCTTGTAAAATAGAATCAAGGTAGCAAAAGAAGGGAAGCCCTTACGGGTTTCCCTCTTTTTTTTGCAGCTTTTCAGCCATCCGCTCCAAAAGCTTCCAGTCCTCCGGCTCCAGTTCGGCCAGCATCTCAACAAACCGGCGTTTGAAGTCGTCACCCTCGTCCTCCGTGATCTCGGTAAGGAAGCTGGTGATCTTCTCCGATCTGGTGATCTGATTGAACATCTCCCCTTCACCTGTCCGCAGCCACGTCTCGTTGACGTTAAACTCGCGGCAGATATCGGAGATCGTTCTGTCACTGGGCTCCACTACGTTTACTTCGTAGCTGCCAACTGTATTTCTTTTGAGGTTCAGTCTGTCTGCAAAGGCTTGCTGCGTCAAGTTGACCTGCTTTCGCAGTTCCTTGACTCGTTCGCCGATTGTCATGGAGCTCACCTCCGTGACCTTATTATAGCACATCGCAAAATGGAAGTCAATGAAATTTGTTTAAGAAATCAACAAAAATGCCCTTGACAAATGTTGTTCAATGACTTATACTTGTCATGTAATCAACAAACACAAGCAAACAGGAGGTCTGACATGGGAGATATTTATGATCTTGCAATTCACGCAAGACGCAACCGGGAAGTAGCTGATGTGGACGGCGTTAGTTATGTTGTACCCACAATGGGTTACAACTGGTTCCACTGGAAGGGATGCCGCTGGTCTGGCCAATGGATTCACGGCGCGGAAGCCGAGACGCATTTCGGCACATTACAAGTATACGACAACGGCACATGGCATCCAGTCGTTGCTTTTTCTCACGGTTATATGGGCCCGGCGGTGGACTACACCGTGGCCGGCGTGAAGATGTTTAAGGAGGTCTGAACGATGCTTATCAATATCGAGTATCTTGGCACAGACGGTCAGGTTTACATTGCTACGGCAGAGGTCTATGAATCCTCGGAAGCCAAAGCGTTTGCACAGGCGGTTCTGGACTTTGAAGCGTCTTTTACAGGAGTTGCGCACATTTTGAAGGTGAAGAACGTAACGCTTGGTGCAGACCGTAATTGAACGATTACCCCCGCCTGATGATGACCCTGTGGCAAGGGTCGAAACCACCCGGCAGCCAGCCGGGCAAGGTCGCGGGAGCCAACCGCAGAAGGAGATGATAATTTTGGCAAAGACGAAGAAGAACCGCACCGATCTGGCAGCAGAACGGTACAGCATCCCGGCAGATGGAGCACACGCAGCGGATACGCTCATCAACGTGCTGTTCGACGACTTAGAGCCGCAGGACAAGCTGTCCCTGCTCTGGATGGGCATGGGCATGGCAGCGGTACGCAAGAACGACAGCCAGAACAACCATGACGGGGTAGCGTAAGGAGGGCAAAACGGTATGAACAACGACAAAAAGCCCAGCCGCAAGCACGACTGGACTACAACAAGGATTCTGGCTTTGACGCTTTGCATTCAGGTTGCAACACTTGTTTTGCAGATCGTCAATCTGGTGCGAAAGCTTACATGAAAAGTGAAATTATCGCAGCAGCCATTGAAACAGTTGCCACGAGCAAGGATGCGACTGTAAGCCACCGGTTTACACGATTTTCCTTTGCCTGTTCGCGGTCTTTGATTTCCTGTTTTTGCTGGCTTTCTTCAAACTGCTGGCGCAGCTGCTTCAAATCTTCCGCATACCGCCGCTGTACCTCATACAGTGTAGGCTGCTGCGAGACTTGCGGACTGGAATAATTCACTTTGCTGGCGTTCAGAATGCGCTCTATTTCATCTGTACGCTGGTTCATGGATCCCCGCTGATTCATTTTTTCACCCCCTCCCGCTCAAGTATAGCACAGGAGGGGCAGAGTACAAGGAGGACAAAACGAGACTATGACAGACATCATCTTATCCACCCAGAACGGCGAGCCGGTAGCATCCAGCCGCCAGATCGCCGAGAGTTTTGAGAAGAACCACCGCGATGTTTTGAGGGCTGTTGACAGTCTGAAAGAAGATGTGCGCAATTTTGCGCAGATGTTTTTTGAGACGGAAGCCCCGGACAGCTACGGCAGACCGCAGCGCACCTATCTGATGAACCGTGACGGCTTTACGCTGCTGGCTATGGGCTTTACCGGCAAGGCAGCGCTGGAGTGGAAGCTGAAGTACATCCAGGCGTTCAACGCCATGGAAAAGAAGCTGAGCACTCCGCAGATGCCCAAGCTCAGCAAGGAGATGCAGGCGCTGTTCCTGCTGGACGACCGCACTCAGAGGCAGGAGCAGCGGCTCACGGCGCTAGAGAACACCATGACGGTGGACTACAACCAGCAGCGTGTGCTGCGCAAGAGCATCAGCCGGTCGGTGATCTGCGCCCTTGGCGATGAAAAAGCCCCGGCCTACATCGACAACCATGTGCGCAGCAAGGTGTACAGCGAGTGCAACCACGATGTGCAGGACTGGTTCCGGGTGAACAGCGTAGGCAACATCCCCCGCAAGCGCTTTGATGAAGCAATGGAGTACATCCAGCGCTGGAAGCCCAGTACCAACACCGTGATGCTGATCCAACAGACCAATGGACAGACCAGCCTGTTTGAGATGGGGTGCACAAAATGACAGTTTTCCAGTTGATCGATACGTTTTATAACGCATTTCTTGGCGAGAGCCGCTTTGTGATCTACGATTGTGGCACATCCCCGGCGTACAGTGGTCTTGTAGTTGGCGACTTCTGGAAGCGCTTTGGCAAGCGCGAAGTCAATTGCTTTGCAGTGGATGAAGTTCAGAACAGCCATGCTGCAAAGACTGTCAGTATTTATTTGAAATTTGACCGCAACTGTGCCCCGGCGGGCAGGCTGCGCGAGGAAGGACAGCATCAAAGAAAAGAGGTTGAAGCATGATGAAGGTCGTACAGGGCAGCTTCCGGCAGATTCCGTACTGGAAGCTGCGGGGCCGGTTCCACAGCTGCGGCTACCGCGATCAGGAAGTCGCTAAGTATATCGGCATTGGCCGGGACACCATGAGCGGCAGGATGCAGGGGCACAATCCGTGGACAAGCGCAGAGATCACAGCAATGTGTGAACTGCTGGACATCCGACAGGATGAGATCGGGGAACTGTTTTTCCCCTCACTTGAGAAAGGAGAATCCGCATGAAGATCAAATCCACTACTTACTACTGGCTGGCTGTCATTTTGGGCGGCGTTGGAATGGGCGCAGCTATGGGTGCAGAGGGCACCGCACAGACCACCGGATACATCTCCGGCACGCTGTTTTCGGTGTCGCTGGTGCTGATTTTGGCCGCTGTTCTGCTGGCTCGTCTGGGCTTTGCCGCAGAGGACAGGGAGAAAGCCACAAAGCAGCACAAGTACGGCAAGATCAACCGCACCCACGCCCGCAACCCGGAGTACCCGGAGAATCAGGAGCGTGGGGCATGATGACGGCCAAAGATTACGTTGAGGGCAAAGTCAAATCCTACACGCGGCTTGCCGAACGCTGCAGGCGAGAAGCTGAAGCCTCAGATGACATTGTTGTCCGGGCTGGATACTCCGCACGAGCAAACGTCTGGGAGATGTGCGCCGAAGAAATGGACAAGCCAAAAGGGTGATGAGTCTTGCCGCCCATCACCACAAAAATACCACAACATGAGGAAAACCGCAAGGAGGTAAAACGTGAAAACCTTAATTTTTATCGTTCTGTGCGCAAACCTTGGGTACATCGCCCTTGGCTGGCGGCACAACAACCGGAGGTGAGTGTATGTGCACGGTACAGATTTATGATGCAGAGCGCCGGTTCGTGAACGAGATCCCGGTGCGCACCACGCTGGAGGGTGCGCAGTACGCGGACGACCTTGCAAAGGAAAGCCCGGCAAGGATTTATGTTGTACTGGACGAGCACCGCAGCAAGGTTTACTCGAGGTGAATGTTTATGCATTGTGATGAGAAAAAACAGATCTGCTTGAACTATGCAAGCAACGTGCCGGAGTGGCAGCTAGGTCTCACGCTGGGAGCACTTGCAGACATTGGCGAGGCGGTTTCCACACTTGGCAAAGTGCAAAAAGCGGTTGCCGGTGACCTTGCGTGGACAAAAAACAATCCTGACTGCGTCTACATGGGAACGATCCCTACCGACCGTGCGCTTGCCTGCAAGAATGCCGCAGAGGCACTCGGCAAGGCAATGTACGCGCTGGAAGTAGTTCTTACGCAGTCCAGCCTGTTCCCTACCGCAAAAGACCTTGCCATTGCGGCAGATGCCGCATACAACGTACAGCACCTATCGCTGCAAAGCCGGTGTCGCGTGCACGGATGCCCGGAGGTGGCATACAAACATGGATAAAATGGAAATTTACAACAGCGCAAGAAAAGCCCCGCCGGAAGCCCTACGAAAAATCGCTGCCGGCCGCCTGAAGGGCAAAAGCGATATCAACCCTATGTGGCGTATCAAGAAGCTGACGGAACTTTTTGGGGCTTCCGGGATTGGATGGAAGTTCGATCCACCGGTTTTTGAGGAGAAGCAGGGCGCAAACGGTGAGGTGGTAGTGCATTGCTTCACCTGCCTTTACATTCGGCAGGGCGAGGAAAAGCCGTGGAGCGCACCGATTCCCGGCGTTGGTGGATCGCTGCTGATCGCAAGGGAGCAGGGCGGTTTGCGCACAGACGATGACGCCTACAAAAAAGCTTACACAGACGCCCAGAGCGTGGCGTGCAAGGCGCTTGGCGTGGGCGCAGATGTTTACTGGGAGGCAGACCCGACAAAGTACAGTGCGCGGTCAGAGAGCGTACCCGCAGCACCAAAGCGTGACCCGGAAGTACAGGCAGCGCTGGACAGCACGCCGATGATCTTAACGTGTGCTTGCTGCGGCAAGCCGATACAGGACGCCATGTATAAAGGCAAGCGCGTTTCCAACACGCATATCGCAAAAACCACAAAGGAAAAATATGGACGTTTGTTGTGTTGGGACTGCGCCCAGAAGCAGCCGAAAGAGGAGAAAGGATTAGAACAACATGCTTAACGTCGTTGCTATCATGGGTCGCCTTGTGGCAGACCCTGAACTCCGCACCACCCAGCAGGGCACCAACGTGTGCACCTTCCGCATTGCCTGCGAGCGCAGCTATACCCCGAAGGGCCAGCAGCGTCAGGCTGATTTTGTGGATATCGTGGCATGGGGCAAGACCGCCGAATTTATCTGCAAGTTCTTCCAGAAGGGCAGCATGATCGCCATTGACGGCAGCATCCAGACCCGGCAGTATCAGGACAAGCAGGGCAACAAGCGCACGGCGGTGGAAGTCGTGGCGAACAATATCAGCTTTGCAGGCGCTAAGGCGGCAGATAAGCCCGCTGCGCGCGATTTCGACCAGCAGACGCAAAACTACACCCACGAAGCAAAAACCGCACAGAGCGCACCGCAGCCCGCCTACACGCAGGGCAGCACGGATGATTTCGCCGTGATAAACGACACCGACGACCTGCCGTTCTGAAAAGGAGGAGATAAACAATGAGCGTAAAAGGATATAAAGTTTTTAATTCTGACTGGACGTGTCGCGGCAAACAGTATTCTTGCCCGGGAACATTTGAAGAATTTGTAAGTCCGTCTGTCTGCAATGTGGGTATGCACTTCTGCAAGAATGCCGCCGACTGTTTCCGTTATTACGATTTTGACCCGAACAACCACGTCGCTGAAGTGATCGCCCACGGTACGGTTGCAGAGGATGAGTATAAGTGTGCAACGAACAAGCTGGAAATTGTGCGGGAAATCCCTTGGGCTGAAGTCCTTGAGATCGTGAACACTGGAAAGGCTTGCACTGGACGTTGGAACAGCGGCAACTGGAACAGCGGCAACCGGAACAGCGGCGACTGGAACAGCGGCAACCAGAACAGCGGCAACCGGAACAGCGGCGACTGGAACAGCTACATCCTTTTCCAATGGCTGTTTCAATACGGTATCGCCCAAAATCTATATGTTCAACAAGCCTACCGACTGGACGTTTGAGCGGTGGTTTAACTGCCGTGCCCGGCGTTTGCTGAACGATATTGACGATTGCCAGCTTGAATACGTTTATCTGTCTGCTATGACCGATGAAGAAAAGGCAGCGCACCCTGAAGCTGAAACGACTGGCGGTTATTTGAAGGAGCGCACCACAGCGGACAACGCCTGGAAGTGGTGGGCGGGGCTTAGTGCCGCTGATCGAAACGTTATCCTCAGTTTGCCGAACTTCGACGCGGCGATTTTCAGAGAAATCACGGGGATTGACGTAAGCAAAGACTGATACACTTCAAGAGCTGCGCTATCTGGCTATACGGGCGTGCAAGGAAGGAGGTGAAATCATACGGCTACAGGGAAAAGATACTACTGGCTAAAGCTCAAAGACAGCTTCATGCGGTCCGACGCGGTGGATTTTCTCATGGGTCAGAAAAACGGCGCAAACTATGTGGTTCTGTACCAGATGCTCTGCCTTATGACTATCAACACAAACGGCAAGCTTTCGCGCCAGATTGGTGAAGTGATCATTCCGTATGACGTGGACAAGATTCAGCGCGATACTAAGTGGTTTTCTACCGATACGGTGCGTGTCGCACTAGGACTTTACGCGAAACTTGGGTTGATTTATCAGGAAAAAGATGGCACGTTGGTGCTTGCAAACCACTCTGAAATGGTCGGAAGCGAGACAGATTATGCAGTGCAAAAAAAGTTGCAAAGAACGAGCCAGCGTCAAATTGATGCAGAACACTGTGGACAATGTCCACAGGATGTCCACACAGACGTCCACAAAAATGTCCATACAGATATTAGAGATAAGATATTAGATATAGATAAGTCGTCGTCATCTAAAGATGACTCCTCCTATACAGGGACGAGGACGACGAGATCTCTAGTGGATTTTTTTCGGGAGAATGTCAGCAAGCTGAGCAAGACCGGAGAAAAAGAGCTGACCGGCTACATAGAGCGCATGGGCGCTGATCTTGTGTACGCGGTCATGGACAAGTGTGTGGATCTGGGCGGCGGAAGCTGGGCGTATGTCCGCAAGGCGCTGGACGAAGCGGAAAGACTTGGCTGCAAGACCGTTGCGGAGTATAACCAGCTCTGCCCTATCGGCGGCAGCCGGGCAAAAGGCACACGCGTAGACAGAGCACAGCCTTCCGGGAACGATATTTTAAGCCCGGAGTTTATGGCGCACAGCCGGGAACGCCTGCGGAAAAACAAGAAAGGAGCAGATGACCATTGACAAATCCATGCTGCAAAAACTGCCCAGACCGGTATCCTACCTGTCATGACCACTGTCCGCAGTTTGCCGCTTGGCGCAAAGAACACGCAAAAGAGACGGACTATAACCGGCAAATGACCGTGTCAGGCAGGGTCTATCACTACGGCTACGAGGACAAGCACCGGGAGAAGGGCAAGAAAAAATATTTGGGCAAAAACGGAGGAGACAAATGAAAGTTTTAGTTGCCTGCGAGGAATCGCAGGAGGTCTGCAAGGCATTCCGGGCAAAAGGACACGAAGCCTACTCCTGCGATATTCAGGAACCATCCGGCGGTCATCCAGAGTGGCACATCCTCGGCGATGCGCTCAAGGCTCTGAGGGGGGGCAAGTCGTGACGATGGACGGCGTAACGCATGACATTGGCAAGTGGGATTTGCTCATTGCACACCCGCCCTGCACTTATCTTTCCAACGCAGCGACAAGAGCATACAGTTTGCGCGTAACGCCAGCTGAAAAAGTTGTAGCACGATGGGCAAAGCGCGTGGAAGCTGCAATTTTCTTTATGCAATTCATGTTGGCAGACGTTCCGCGCATTGCGGTGGAAAATCCAGTAGGCATCATGAACACTGCATACAGAAAAGCTGACCAGATCATTCACCCGTACTATTTCGCAGAGAGTGAATCTGACGAGGAAAATTATCACACAAAGCGCACTTGCCTCTGGCTGAAAAATCTCCCTCTTCTCAAGAAAAAGAACGACTTGCCAAGACCAAAGCCAAGATATTTTTGCCAAGGGGAGAAGTGCAAAGGAAAGCCAATTGCATGGTGCGAAGGTATTCGTGGCATTACAAACGGTCAAGAAGGGCGTGCAAAAGCAAGAAGCAAGACTGCGCCAGGTATTGCAAAGGCAATGTCCGAACAATGGGGGTAAAAAATGAAAAACGTACAGACGGCGCAGACGCAGAAGTACAAGCCCGGACAGTATATCGTTTCGCTCGATCATCTGATGGAGCAGGAACGAATCTTCTTTATGGGAAAACTTGTAAACAGGAGTTGGTTTGTAAATTGGCAGTTGTGGTATGCGAATCTGGAGCTTAGCAAGCTGGACATTCGTGAAGCTGTCAAAATGGAGGAAAAACATGAAGCCAAAAACTAAATCGGAGCTAATGGCAGAATGGGCAAATCAGCCGGACCAGCTCAAAAAAGAACGGGAGGCCAAGGCCGTCCGCAAGGCGATGGACGATGCCCGCGCCGTGATTCAGGATGGCCTGACCCGGTATGTCAAGAAAAAGACCAAAGCCCGCAGCATGGCAAAGGCTGAATCTGACCCCTTTGCTGAGCTGGAAGGCTGGGAAAGCATGGAGCAGATCCAGGATGCCTACGGCTATGGTGAGATCACCGCCGACAGGCGGGACAAGCTCACCGACTTGTGGGAAGCCCGGGAAGCTGCCAAGAACAGCCGCAAGGGCTCGGATAAGTACACCGACCTTGTGACGGAGATGCTGGAGACAGCCATCCGCCGGGTGGGCGGAGAGTACGCCGATATGCTGTTTGAGTATGACCGGCAGCGCCGGGAAGCTGAAAAGCAGTGCGAGCAGCTGGCAATGGAAGGGATGATGAAAAAATGACCAACATTGAAAAATCAATTGCCAAGCTCCAGAGGTGCTTTCCGGGAAGTTATATTACTGACCGGAACGAGCTTATTGTCCATCCGAGGACAAACCAGTATATTATTCTGGAAAACATCGGAACGGAAGATGCCATCAAGGCCAAAGTGCTGGAGTGGCTTTCACGGGCGGCATTTAAAACCGCACCATATTCACAGGAGTGGAGAAATCGAAAGTTCCACAAATATATGAGGGACGGCATCAATGCTTTTCTGGATACCGATTTCTCCGAGGATGATATGGAGTTGATTTACACCTACATGGGGCTTGCCTGCGACCGTTGGCTGACGCTCATGTTTATCGACCACGACATGAGCATCGAGTGGCTGAAGGAGCACGTGTCATGAAGCTGACCCTTTACGGTGACCCCCGCACAAAGAAAAACAGTGCCCGCATCCTGCAAGGGCGCGGAGGACGGCGCTTTGTAGCCCCAAGCGCGGCGTTTGAGCAATACCAGACCGGGTGCCTATGGCAGATTCGCGCCACGCCTGAGCCTATTTCTGCCCGCGTGAACGTGAGGTGCGTGTACTACATGGCTACCCGGCGCAAGGTTGACCTTGCAAACCTGATCGAGGCCACCTGCGACATACTGGTAAAGGCCGGTGTGCTGGCAGATGACAACAGCTGCATCGTTGCCGCGCACGATGGCAGCCGGGTGGATTACGACAAGCAAAGCCCCAGAGTGGAGATCTGGATCGAGGAAATGGAGGATAAAAATGGATGAAACAATGACAGGCGTTTTCAAGTGCAGATGCTGCGGAGCGGAAATCAAGGAAAAGACAAGCGTTACAAGGTCTGTTGCGTGGGCAATCAAAGATATGAAAGATGATTCTTGTGATCTTCAATCGACTACCGCTATCCCAAAATCATCTTTACCGGAGCGGTTTGTCATTCACTGGTGCGAAAAGACAAGATTTTGCGTCTGCGATCTTATCGGATGGGAAATAGAGGAGGGAGACAATGACCCGCACATGGACACCTGAAAGCGAGGAGCCAAAGCCACGCACCGGCGTGGACTACCACACGGTCAAGGCGTGGTTCCAGCAGTGCCGGGATATGGCTGCGGCGGTTGAAGCACAAAAGCAGAAGATCCAGCGCATCCGAGAAGTTGCCGAAAAGACCACCCCAAGCCTGAACGGGATGCCCGGCGGCGGTGGTGCCGGTGACAAGGTCGGGCTTGCTGCAACGGATATCACGGACGAGCAGCGACGTCTGCAGCAGATGGAAACAGACCTTTTCCTGCTGCGCATTGAGGCCACCCGGCGAGCGTACTGTATCACGGCAAGCAAATCCAGCAAAAAACAGGCTGACTGCCTGTGCCTGTACTACGTCAAGAACAAAAAGCAGCGCGAGGTCTGCGAGGAGCTGGGGCTTTCGGAAGAAAACCAGGTTTCCATCTACATCAAGTGGGGCAGCATCTATCTGGCAGAGATTTGGGACAACTTCGGCAATGTTGCACAAACCGCACAAAACCCGCCCTGATTTTTTGCAATGCACCTTCATACTGCAAATATCCAACTAAAACAGGCATTGTGCTAAAATTGGTATAAGCGGAATCGCCGAAAGCGATAAGACGCTTGCCACGCAGTCTCCGAAACGAATCCCCCAAAATGCTTTCCTCCCAAGGCTTGACCGGCATTTTTCTTCCTCTCGTTTCGCGGGCTGCTTCTATGCCGTTATAGCTCAATTGGCAGAGCGCCGCCCATTTAAGGCGGGACAACGCTGGTGACACATCTCGGACATCACTGCGCACTTAACCAATGCGCACATAACAGACTTGATGGTGCCGGTTCGAATCCGGTTAACGGCTCCGACACGCTGCTCTCCCGAAGCAGCGACCACCTGACGCATGGGCTGACATCCCGATTGTGGCTGCGTGTAGAGCGGCAGGGTATCCTTACCTGTCCTCACAACCTCCGCACGCACCGGAGGCCACATAATCCGTACACCGGTTTCCATAATTCCCCCGGCAGGATGTGCGTCAACAGAACCAGCATGGAAACGTGCTGGTTTTTCTTTTGCTATATGCCGCCTGAGCGCAGTTTGGAGCGCGGCGCGTGTGTGTAGACACGGCTGGTTCGATTCCAAGGGCGGCTTTTTATATTCCCGTAGTTCAAGTGATGGAACAGCGGTCTCCAAAACCGCAGGCTGCAGGTTTGAGCCCTGCCGGGAATGCCAGCTGCGTACCCTGTGAGGGGGCTGCGCAGATAGCGGGGCATCTGGCCGCGAAAGTACCGGATGCAGCGGCGCTCCACCGTTTGCGTTGTCCGAAAAACTGAATGTATACCGGGAGCGCTGCTTATTTTGATATTCTGACCGTTCGGATTTCCGGGCGGTTTTTATTTTGCAGGTAGGTGAGCGGATGGCACGAAAAAAGAAAGCGATGGATTTTTCTTCCCTCGACCTGAACCTTGATGCACTGGGCGACTGGGGCGGCGATGAAGAAAAGGCTGAGAAAGAGTTTATCCGCGCTGCGAAGCTGAACCTCTCCCCTGTCACATGGGACAACGCAGAAGCGGCAGCGGACGCGGTGGACTACGACAAGGATTATTTTGCGCTCCTGAGTGGGCGCTTTATTTTTGGAGACTTCATCGAGGCGCTGGTCTACAAAAAAGAACTGCTACCGCACCGGGTCTACATCACCACGCTGGGCATGAGCCGGGAGAACATAGACAGCATCGTCAACATTGTCGGGTATCTGGGCTGCGAGCACCTGAACCTGATCGTGTCCAATTACTTTGTAGCAATGGAGCGGGCAAAGCTGGTGCCCTACATGATCTCCCAGTTTACCGGGCAGCATATCAACGTGGCGGTGCTGGCATCGCATTGCAAGATTTGCCTGATCGAGAGCGACAAGGGCAATCTGATCATCATGGGCAGCGCAAATCTGTCCAGCTCCAACAACGTGGAGCAGATCATGATGTTCCATGACGACAAGCTTTTCCGCAAGATCAAGACGCTGTTGAACGGCATCATGAAAAAGTTCTGCATCCTGCGCGGATACAGCGGCAAGACGATTTTTGAAAACAACACCAACAATACCGGCAAAAAGGCTTTTGAAGCCGTAGAGGAGGGCATGACGGATGGCTAGAGGAGCGGGAGGCAGTGATTGGTCTGTAACTGGTTCAACGCACTACTCGGCAAAAGAGCGGAGAGAAATGTTCAAAAGCGGAAATTTCAAAATCGACAGCACATCGCAAACCGCAAAAAACGGATACCAATGGCTGACAAACGGAGCCAGTAGATTTGGCGGAAAGCGGAAATCTTTCTTGGCGCCAGAATCTGAGGTCAAAAGGTACAAGAAATATTTGAAGAAGTGAGGGCTAATTTATGTCTGAACTTAGTGCAAGCACCGGCTGGAACGGCGGCGGGTCATACGGCCGAGCCAAAGACAGGTGCAAGCTGTATGTTGCAAACCGCCGGGATATCCGGCTGTATAACAGGCGTACCGGCAAGGGCAAGCGCTACGCAAAGCCCGGTACACGTGATCTGGAGTTCTGAGAGGAGTAAGGCATGGCACGGCGTAAGATAGACCCGGAGGCGGGACGTGCCACGCAGTTTAAAGCAGGCGGTAAACAGGCACAAACCGCAAAAAAAGGCGGCATTGCAAGCGGCGTGGCAAAACGGCAGGCAAAGACCCTATCCTCCATTGCATCGCAGATCGCCGCAGCACCCATCACCAACAAGAAAAATCTCAAGCAGCTTGAGACGCTGGGCGTGGATACGGCAGAGGGCGTGACCAACAACGCGCTGATCTCTGCCGGTGTTTACATGGCAGCCGCCAGCGGCGATATGAAAGCCGTAGAGAAGTGGGAGGAATGGACAGAAGCCAGCAGCGCCGCCGGGGAAAGCAGCTTTGAGTTGCCCGCCCGGTGCATTGGCAAAGCGTTTGTTGACCTGAACCGCCACATAGAGCCCAACCGCTCCTACATATTCAAGGGCGGACGTGGTTCTACAAAATCCTCCTACATCAGCCTAAAAATCATCGAGATTTTGCGTTGCAATCCAGAGATGCACGCTTGTGTCTGCCGCAAAGTCGGCGGCACCATGCGTGACAGCGTATATGCACAGATCAAATGGGCAATACACGAACTGCGGCAAGACAACCGATACAACTGCAAGGTATCGCCTATGGAGATCACAGACAACGTGACCGGGCAGATCATCTACTTCCGAGGACTGGACGACGAGACCAAAATCAAGTCCATCAAGCCGCCTTTTGGTGCAATCGGCATTCTATGGGTAGAGGAAGCAGATCAGATGGACGGCGCAGAACAACTGCGCAGCGTCCGGCAGTCCGCACTGCGCGGAGGAGATGCCTACGAGTTCATGAGTTACAACCCCCCGGCGGCTGCCCGCAACTGGATGAACCGCTTTGTGCTGGAACAACACGAAGACACCGTTGTTCACAATTCCTGCTATCTGGATGTGCCGGAAGAGTGGCTTGGAGCGTTTTTCTTACAGGGAGCAGAAGCCCTGAAGGAAAACAACCTGATCGCCTATAAGCACGAATACCTGGGCGAGGTGACCGGCTGCGGCAAGGAAGTTTTTACCAACATCCGGGCAGAAAAGATAGACCCCGCAAGGTTTGAGCGCAAGTATCACGGCATTGACTGGGGCTGGTATCCTGACCCCTTTGCCTATAACTGCATGAGTTACGACGCAGCCCGCAAGACCCTGTATATCTATGACGAGATCACCGTGCGGCGCACACGAAACGAGGATACGTTCAAGATGCTGCAAGACCGGCACGTTATGGAGCACCCGGAGAGCGAGCGACTGACCGCAGACAGCGCGGAAAACAAAAGTTGCACCGACTTTACCGCATGGGGCATCAAGTGCCTGCCCGCTATAAAAGGCCCCAACAGCGTGGGGCAAGGCGTGAAGTGGCTGCAAAGCCTGACCGCCATCGTGATAGACCCGGTGCGATGCCCGGACACCCTTAAAGAGTTTACCGAGTACGAGTATGACGCGGACAAGAACGGCGATCCACTGCCAGGCTACCCCGACCACGATAACCACCACATAGACGCTACACGATACGCCATGGAACTTGTGTGGCACAAGCCCGGAAAATAAGGAGCAAAGCAAGTGAGAACATACCAAGACCTTGAAGCGGTGCAGAACGACCCCGCAGCCAAAACCGCTTTTGTGCAAAGCTTTATTGCCGAGCACGTCACAAGCGCCCCAGTGCGTACCGCTGAAAAGGCTGATAAGTACGATAAGCAGCTGAACACCGGCGTAGACGATTTTCTGGACGCGCTTGCTGATATCGATTACAAGCTGAACGGCATCACCAAGAGAGCCCGCCCGGAGACCGTAAAAAGCAACTCCTTCCACAGGCTCAACGTGCAGCGCGTGGCGTACAGCCTTGCAAACGGCATCACTCTGCCGGGCGAGGACAACGCAAAGGCAAATCTGGGCGAAAGTTTTGACGAGCAGCTTTACCGACTGGGCTACCTTGCCTGCATCCACGGGGAAAGCTTTGGCTTTTGGAACAACGACCATCTGGACGTGTTCAAGTTGACCGAGTTTGGGCCCCTGTATGACGAGCAGGACGGCACCATGCGTGCGGGTATCCGGTTCTGGCGATTGCAGCCGGACAAGCCCATGCACGCAGTTTTGTACGAGGAGAGCGGCTACACCCGCTACACCGAGGACAGCAAGGGCGAGCGCCTGTTGCATCAGTACGGAGAGCAGCAGCCTTACAAGACCACCACGACCACAACCCCCGCCGGGGACGAGATCGTAGAGGGCGAGGGCTACGGAACGCTGCCCATTGTGCCGTTGTGGGGCAGCAGCGCCAAGCAAAGCACGCTGGTCAATCTCAAGGGTTATATTGACAACATTGACCTGATCGTCAACGGCTTTTGCGACGATCTGCGCGAATGTGCTCAGGTGTACTGGCTGATTTCCAACTACGGCGGCATGAATGATGCTGACCTGCGCAAGTTCATGCAGCGGCTGCGCTTCAACCACGCCGCCAACGTGGACAACGCCGGAAACAACGGCGGCAGTGTGCAGCCCTACACGCAGGAGATCCCCACACAGGCGCGGGAGACCCTGTTGCAACGACTGCACAGTTCCCTGTATGAGGATTTCGGCGGTCTGGACGTGCATTGCGTGAGCGCAGACAGCACCAACGACCATCTGGAAGCGGCCTATCAGCCGCTGGACGAGAACGCCCGGGACTTTGAGCAGCAAATCACCAAGTTTGTGCGTCAGGTGCTCAAGATCGCCGGTCTGCCGGATGCAAAGCCGCAGTACACCCATGTGCGCATCTCCAACACCAAGGAGCAGGTGGACATGGCGATTGCGGAAGCGACCATCATCGGCAACGAGATGGCAATAGAACTGCTGCCCAACCTGACGCAGGAGCAGAAAGAGCAGGCAAAGGCTGCGCTGATGGCAGAGAGCGCAACGCGGGAGACCACAGACTAGGACGAGGAGGACGAAGAAGGTGGAAAACCTTAAAATCCCGGTTGAAGGAAGGGTTGACGTTGACTTCACCGATGAAGCAAAAGATCTTTTGAAGAAATTTGTTAAGGCAACTGAAAAAGCTTGCAATCAAATTATATGGCACGAAGTCAAAAAAGAAGGGCTTCCTCCCCGCCACAAAAAGGGTGAGCTTGAGGAGTATCTCATCACGGTTTGCTACGCTGATACGAGAGAAAATCAAGAAAAAGGTGTTTTTTCGGAATCAAGAACGACAAGCGGACATTACGATGACGCTTTAGGATGGGTGCATGACTGGCAAGAATATGTCCGTGTCGTAGATTATGAATACGCCGAAGTTACACACTGGGCGGAATTGCCAAAGCCTGCTGTTGAATTTAGTGAGTGGTGAATGATCGATGAACAACCTTGACCGTATCTCCACCCGGCAGCTGAACAGGCTGCGCCGCCGCATTTTGCGTGTATACGGCACCGCCCGCCAGGAAATGACCAAGCAGCTGACCGAGTTTCTGGAGCATTACCAGAAGCTGGACGCATACAAGCGGCAGCAGCTGGAAGCCGGGAAGATCACTGAGAGCGACTATCGCACATGGCTGCGGAATCAGGTGTTTCAGTCCGAGATGATGCACCAGAAGCTGGACAACATCACCCAGACGTGCACCACAGCCCAGCAGACGGCGTACAACCTGGCGCGAGATGAACAGTATGATATCTTTGCCCTTGGCGCAAACTGGGCGTTCTACGAGCTGGAACAGGCCGCAGGCGTGGCGTTCAACCTGACCTTGTACAACACAGAAGCGGTCAAGCGGCTGCTGGTGGAAAACCCCAAGCTTGTGCCAAACAAGCGCATCAAGAGCGAAAGCAACAAGACCTACGACGCCCGGGTGTTCAATCGGTACGTCATGCAGGGCATCATACAGGGCAAAAGCGTCCATGACATTGCGGTGCAGGCTGTGAAGGGCATGGCAGATACCGAGGTGCATTGGGCCATGAACAACGCCATCACAGCCCTTACAGGCGCACAGAACGCAGGGACGATGCAGCAGCTGCGCAACGCTGAAGCCATTGGCATTGAGGTGCAGAAGCGCTGGAACAGCACTTTGGACTACCGCACCCGAGAGATGCACCGACTGCTGGATCAGGAGACCGCCGACCTTGACGAGCCTTTCAAGGCGCAGGGATACGAGATCCAGTACCCGGGAGACCCAAACGCAACGCCGGAAATGGTTTATCACTGCCGCTGTAAGGTGACCGGGGCGCTTGTAAAGTACCCACGGAAGGACGCTATGCGGCGGGACAACACGACAAAAGAGGTCACATCTGACCTGACCTATACCGAGTGGTACAAGGCAAAGGGCGGAACGGAAGCAGAACAGATGTGGCGGACGGAAGAGAGAAAACGGAGAAAGGAGAGTGCAAAGCATGAAAAATAAGAAGTTCGGGATTGTCGTAATCAACGATGACTTTTTCTTGAACTTTTGCCGTGATTTTAAGCCCCCGTGTGGTTACATTAAGCCAAAACACGCGCGGCCTTCCTACGGAAATGGCGCGAAGCCGCATGGAGCACACAAACGCCTTATTAGGACAATGGAAGGATTCAGAAAATGAATGTCTTAATGTCAGATGCCGATTATGCGCCATGGCTTATGGATGCGCTCAAGCTGATTGAAGAAGAGAAGGTCAAAAAACTTGCAGTAGTAGGCATTACTGCAAAAGGTGAGGTCATGACCGGTTATTATAACATGGAAATGTCCGATAAAGCTCTTGTTTCTGCTCATATGCAGGCTGACGCTGTACTGGATTCGGTTTGTTCCAACGGAGAGCTGATTCAAAGACGTTGGGCAGAGCAGGAGGAAGAAGGGGAAGATGCCGATGAAATTTGACTACAACATCAAAGTCACCGACAACACCCCGCAGCTGCATGAAGCTCTGGAAGCGTGGGTGGAGCGGGTGCTGACCATCTGGGGCATGAAGGTGCAAGACTATGCCCAGCTGCTTGTGCCCACCGGCACGGAAGACAGCACCGGCATAGAGGGATATGTAGGCGGTGCACTGAAAGCATCCCTTACCTACGTTGTATCTGCGGCGCAAAAGACCGTGACCATCGGCTCAAACCTGTTTTACAGTGTATATGTGGAGTTGGGCACCGGTATTTTTGCCGAGAAGGGCAACGGACGCAAAACGCCGTGGGTCTGGCAAGACTTCAACGGCAAATGGCACTTTACCCGGGGCATGAAAGCCCGCCCCTTCCTGCGCCCGGCGGTGGAAGATCATATTAAGGAGCTGCAAGAGATTGCAGTAAGAGAAGCACAGGACGGATAAAACTCAATATCCAGCGGTTTGCGCACAGCGTCAGCCGCTTTTTTATGCCGTTTTCGCACAACTGGCAGTGCTCCCGGCTCATAACCGGGTAGTTGCAGGTTCGATTCCTGCAAGCGGCACCACACCGGCAGCACGTCCGGCAAATTAAACCTTATTGCCAAGAATGGCAGCCCAAGCAAGGGCAGAAAGGACGAACACACATGGCACTCAAAAGAGCAGATATCCGCAAGATTCTGGAAAACGCCGAAACCTCCAACGATGACAAGGCAAAAGCCATTCTGGACGCCTTGCACGAGGAGACCGACGCCCTCCGGGACGAACTGGATACCGAGAAAAACGCCCGCGTTGCAGCGGAAAAGGAACGGGACGCAGCCAACAGCGGTAAGCAGACCGCGGAGCAGGCACTGACCGACTACAAGACCCAGCAGACCAAGAAGGACGCCCATGCAGCCAAGGAATCCAAGTTCCGGGAGCAGCTCAAAGCCGCAGGCGTGCTGGAAAAGTACTTTGACCGCATCGTGCGCTTGTCTGGAGAGGACATCGACAAGATGGAACTGGACAGCAAAGGCAACGTAAAGAACGCGGACAAGCTGGCTGAGAGCCTGAAAACCGATTGGAGCGATTATGTGGGCAGCACCTCCACCAAGGGCGCACCGGTGGACAACCCGCCCGCAAACACCGGCTCCAAAATGACCAAAGACCAGATTTTTGCAATCAAGGACGCGGGCGAGCGTCAGGCCGCGATTGCAGCAAATGCCGACCTGTTTACAGGCGGCGGGAAGGAATAATCTATGGCAGCAAAAGAAAATCTGATTACCACCACCGAGATCACCGTCAACCCCCGCGAGATCGACTTCGTGACCCGCTTCCAGCGCAACTGGGATCATCTGCGGGAGATCATGGGCATCATGCGCCCCATCCGTATGCAGCCCGGCACTGTGCTGAAGAGCAAGTATGCACAGGGCACCCTGCAGAGCGGCACCGTGGCAGAGGGCGAGGAGATCCCTTACAGCCAGTACACCGTCAAGGAGAAGGACTACGGCAAGATCACCATCGAAAAGTACGCCAAGGCCGTCTCCCTTGAGGCTATCCAGAATTACGGCTACGAGGTTGCCGTGCAGAAGACCGATGACGAGTTCCTGTACGACCTGACCGCAAAGGTGACCGACAAGTTCTACAAGTACCTGAACACCGGCAGCCTGAAGGGCACGCCCAAGACCTTCCAGATGGCTCTGGCGATGGCAAAGGGCAGCGTGGAGAACAAGTTCAAGAATATGCACCGCACCGTCACCGGCGTGGTGGGCTTTGCCAACGTTCTGGATGTGGCCGAATATCTGGGCACCGCAAACATCACCATCCAGAACCAGTACGGCTTCCAGTACATCAAGGACTTTATGGGCTACAACACCATTTTCCTGCTGTCCGATGGCGAGATCGCAAAGGGCAAGGTCATTGCCACCCCTGTTGACAACATCGTGATGTACTACGTTGACCCCTCTGACAGCGACTATGCCAAGGCTGGTCTGGTGTACACCACCGCAGGCGAGGCAAGCAACCTGATTGGCTTCCACACCCAGGGCAACTACACCACCGCCGTGTCCGAAAGCTTTGCCATCACCGGCGTGACCCTGTTTGCCGAGTATCTGGACGGCATCTCTGTCCAGACCATCACCCCGGGCGAATCGGTCTAATCTACAAAGGAGGTGACCCCGCATGACTGTGCCAGAACTGTGCGTGTACACGCGAAACTTCTTTGACCGGTACGATGACCCCACCGCCGGGAAATTTACCTTTACGGCAGATACTGTCCCCGCCGGGGTATCCGCCGGGCAGTATTTCCTTGTATGCGGGTCTATCTTTAACGACGGCGTGCACAAGGCGGGAGACGGAGACCTTACCCCAGAAACCTTCACCGGCACGGTGCAGCCCATGCGCGTCCCTCCTGATTTTGTGGCACTTGCCCAGAAGATCACCGACTACGATGCAGCCACCCCCGGCGATGGGCGCTATGTTTCCCAGTCCTTCAACGGATGGAGCGGCACTATGGCAACCGGCACGGATGGCTTGCCCGCAGACGGATGCACCCACTACCGCCGGGAAATCAACCAATGGAGGAAGCTGTAATGCCTGTAAACGATTTCACCAAGTTCACCGTGATGGAGAATTTCACCAAGAAGTTCTGCTTCATGGAAAAAAAGCTGGTTTCGGATGGGCTTTTTGGCTCTACCACCACATGGGAGGACGGCATGGAGTTTCTTGCCGTAGAGCGCCACGACCAGACCATTGAAGCACAGCAGGCAGAGCAGCAGGGCACGGCGTCCACCTACTCCATCTATGTGGATAAGGGCATCAAGCTGTCCCCCTTCGACCGCATCAAGCGGCTGGACGATGGGCAGACCTACGAGGTGACCACCGCGAGCAGCGACAAGATTTCGCCCGCCGAAAGCCAGATGAATCTTGCCGTTGTGCAGTGTAAAAAGGTGGTGCTTTCCTGATGGGCGCAGAAGAAGCCATTACCACGGCGCTGAACAGCTTTTTTACGATGTTCGATGTTCCTGTATACCCAGAGGATTCCGTGCCGACGGGCTCTTCCCTGCCCTATATCACGGTGTTGCCTGTCATTCCTAAGGGATTTGACGAGAGCAGCACCTTCCATGCGCGGCTGTGGTATCCGGTAGACGGCGGCAAGCTGCCCATCATCCGCAAAACAGACGAGATGCGCGCTGCCCTCGGGGATGGGCTTACCATCGAGTGCGAGGGCGGCGCAATTCTTTTATGCGCAGGAAATCCGTGGGCGCAGTCTATGGACAATCCCCCGGAAAAATACCTGTGCACATACCTTACATTTGACGTCACATCCTTTGTGGTGTGAGAAAGGATAACACATGAACAAAATGTATCACGCCATTTCGCCGGATGCTTTCAAAAAGCTTCAGTTTCAGGCCGGCGCGCTGCTCAAGAAGTTCGACCCGGCGGGCACTACCCCCATTGCAGCGGAGGATATGATCTGTCTGACCTCCGGCGGCATCACCGTCAGCTGCAAGCCCAACACCGTGGATCTGGGCGAGGATCTGGACGAAGTGCCCGAGAACACCTATCAGCTGAAGCACATCACAAGTTGGGATTGTGGTCTGTCTACCACCTGCATGACCGTGAGTGCCGACACCATCAAACTGGAGTTGGGCGCTGCGGACGTGGAAACCAACAAGATCACCGTCCGCGAGGACTACGAAAACACGGACTTCCAGGATATCTGGTGGCATGGCAATCTGATCGGCGGCGGCTATGCTGCTGTCAAGCTGATGAAGGCCGTGAGCGACGGCGGCCTTGAGCTGAAAACCACCAAGGACGGCAAGGGCAACATCACGCTGAGCCTGAAGGGCCACTACGACATGACCGACACCAGCAAGGTGCCTATGGAGTTCTACGTCAAGGAGGCAGAGTAATGATCCTTACCATCAATCTTGACCCCGTGGAAGCCCTGCCCAAGCTGTATGACGCGGTGGACGGCATCACCCGCATGATCATGGACGCAAAGGACAACGTGAACAACCCGGAGACCAAAGCCGCCCGGGAGACCATCGTTGCCAACGCCCTGAAGCTGCTGGGTGCAGAGCCTGCCGAAACCGCAGAGGGCAAGAAAAAGCTTACCCCGCGCGAGTTTGCGCTGGCTGCGCTGGACTTTATCAAGCCCCTGATGAAGCTTGACCCGCAACGCACCATGAACGCCCTGCATCAGCTGTACACGCTGGAAAAGGGCGAGAAGGACACCCTGCCCAAGGCGTTCACCGCGCTTACCAAGTCCGTGATGCAGGAGGATATGCAGGATTTTTTGTCATCGCTGGCCGACTTGAACGGCCTGAGTTTTGGCACTACCTCTGCCGCGCCGACCTCCAGCATCTCCGAGTCTACGGAATAAAGTATTTCGTCTGGTTCGTCATCAGCGAGATGCGCGAACGCCACCGCACAAAGGCATACCAGCTGTATACGGCTGATATGCTTTTTCTTTGTGCTGTATCGCTGGGGCAGCAGGTGGAGCAGTCCTTCAGCGAGATCATGGCAGAATATGATAAGCCGCTATCCCAGCGCCGCCACGAAACCACGCTGGAAGAAGCGCAGGCGTGTTGGGAAAAGACGCTTGCAGACAGTAAAAAAGCCGCAGAGCAGAACGGAGGTGGTGAGACCTGACTATTTTCAATTTGATGGCCACTTTGGGGCTTGATACCTCCGAGTATGAGCAGGGCATCGAGCAGGCCAGAAAAGAGACGCAAAGCGCTGCAAACTCGCTGAACCGCAGCGCAAACACCGCCGGGAGCGGCGTTTCAGGCATGGCAAGCCAGTTTGCAGCAGCCAGCGCAAAAGCGACTGTCCTTGCAAATATGCTTACCTCGCTTGGGACAAAAGCGGTAGGCCTTGCAAAGGGCTTTGTGGAGATGGGCATTTCTTATAACGCCCAGATAGAAAAGTACACCACCGGCTTTACCAATATGTTGGGCAGCGCACAGGCCGCACAGGAAGCCATGCAGGCCATTCAGGAGGACGCAGCCCGCACCCCGTTTGACGTGGCATCTCTGACGCAGGCAAACCAGTTGCTCATCAGCGCAGGTGAAAACGCCGCGTATTCCCGCAAGGTCATCAATGCACTGGGCGATGCTGTTTCTGCCACTGGCGGCGGCAACGCAGAACTATCCCGCATGGCTGCAAACCTGCAGCAGATCGCAAACGTGGGCAAAGCTGCAACCATAGACATCAAGCAGTTTGCCTATGCGGGCATCAATATTTATCAGGTCTTGGCAGACTACACCGGCAAATCGGTGCAGGAAGTCCAGAACATGACCATCAGCTACGACCTTCTTTCGCAGGCGCTCATAGCCGCCAGCGAGGAGGGCGGGCGTTACTATAACGCCATGGACACCCAGAGCCAGACCATGAACGGGCGTATATCCACCCTGAAGGATAACGTCAGCCAGCTTTCCGGACTTATGACCGGCGACCTTTCTTCCGGCATCGGCGTTGTGATAGGCCACATGAACGACATGGTTGTCGCAGCGCAGGAAGCCTACAAGGAGGACGGCTGGAAGGGTCTCGGGAATGCAATCCTTGAACTGGATAACCCCATCAGTGCTATCATCAAAAAGTTTGGGCAGCTTGGCAGCGCGGCTGTTAGTGCACTGGATAAGGCAAGCTACTATCTGAACAAGGCACTGGACAAAAACGCTTATTCTGGTTACGACAGCTACGAGGACTACAGAGAGGATCAGCAAAAGCAAAGCAACCGAAATCGGCTGCGGCAGAATGCGCTTTCCGGCAAAAGCGTAAGCAATAAAAGCTGGTCTGAGCGCCAAGCAGAAGCAGCGGCCGCGAGCGGCGGAAGTTCCATCGTCACAAGCCCTTCCAGTTCCTCCGGCAAGAGCAGCGGTGCAAAATCCAAGACCGAAACCGTCATAGCGTCCGTGTCGCACACCGCAACCACCACCGCACAGAACGCGCTGGGCGCTGTGACAACGAGCGTTGAGACCCTGCAGGAGAAGGTCAAGGACGCAGCGGGCAACATCAAAGACCGCGTGACCGAGACCACCACCGAGACCGGCAAAGAGATGGTCAACGGCGTTGCTACCACCTATACGCTTGTGACCAAGAAAGTCACGGACGCGAACGGCAAGATAAGCACCACGACCAAGAAGGTCTACGCCGATATGTCCAAGACCCTGCTTGGCACCCTGACCACCATTGCAGAAAAGACCTTTAACGGCGTAACCACCACCACGCAGCAGGCCGTGGAAACCTACGCGGACGGAAGCCAGCACGTCAAGACCACCGCCACCGAGACCGGCGAGCGCATTGTGGAAGGCGTGCGGCAGACCTACACCAAGGTCATCAGCTACATTGACGGCGTGCAGGACAAGGTAACAGAGACCGCGCAGAACATCGAGAAGAGCATCAAAGCAACCCAAAAGCGCATTGAAGAGAACCTGAGCAAGGCGCAGCAGCAGTTTAACAGCGGGATCTTCAAGCTGGGGAAAAATCTGTACACCGACCTCAAAAACCAGGACTGGCCGGCGCTTAGTATGGATATCGTCAACATGATGTGGGGCGAGGTGTCACAGGAGCAGCGCGAAGTCCTGTCCGACTGGGCAAACAAGGCGCTGGAAGCCATCAACGAGGCGTATTCCGGCGGCGGTCTGAGCGAGGCGTTCAACGCTTTTAAGCAGATTATGTCCAACGGCATCAAAGCAGATGCAAACGGCGTTACAACGGACGTTAAGGGCTTGAGCAAAGTGTTTCAGGATCTGGGCATCAATGTTTCCGACGTTGGCAGCAAGATCATGGGCGTGCTGAACACCATTGGCTCCGGCATGGGCAGCTTTGCCCTCAACGCGGGCACGGATATTACAAACCTTGCCGGGAGCATGGGCAGTCTTGGCGTGATTGCCGAGGGCGAAGGCGGGTTGATCGCAAAGGTTGGCAGCCTGATCATGGCAAACCCGGAGGTTGCCGCTATCGTTGCCATTGTGGCCGGTGTGGCGGCGCTGGGCGCTGCACTGTTTGCAAAGTTTGGCAAGAGCAGCGGCGGCGGACAGGCTGTGAGCCACTACGAAAGCCCCTTTGCCGGGCATGACGTGTACGACAGCCTGACCGAGTTTTCAACCCGGGCAGCCATGCAGCACCGCTACATGGAAAAGACCACCGGCACGGATGCACAGCTGGGCATTTTGCAGCAGATCCGCGATATGCTGGACGAGCATCTGCCGGACATCGGCACCGGACAGCTTGTCATGGACGGCGAAAAGGTTGCCGATATGCTCACACCGCGCCTTGCGACCAACATGGATACCAGCATGGGCGTGTACACCCTGCGGGCAGAAAGGGGTGTTTAAATGGCAATCCACAGCGCAAAGCTGGGCAATTACAACACCCTTGCAACGTGGGGGCTGTACATGAAGGTGGGCAGCCCGAACATCGGCGAGCCTGAACCGGACGAGACCCTTGTGCAGATACCCGGCTCTGACACGCTGCTCAACCTTACTACCTCGCTGGACGGCAAGGTGCACTACAAAAAACGCACTATTACCATGGAACTGCTGTGCACCGCGCCTAAAAAGCTGTGGAAAGTACTGCAAAGCCGTCTGCACAATGCCCTTGAGGGCAAATGGCTGCAATGCGTGTTTGACGATGATCCATCGTGGTACTGGGAGGGGCTGTGGCACGTCAAGTTCGTGCCGGGGCGGCTCTCCGCAACGGTCACCATTACCGGCAGCTGCAACCCGTACAAGTACAACGTCTACGACGGCACACAGGATATCCGGTGGGATGACATCAACTTTGAAACGGACATCCTGCGGGACTACCGCAGCATTGCGCTGCCAGCCGATACGCCGGTGGATGTGGTCATCTACGGCGCACCGCACACTGCGGCTGTCTACTTCCAGCGCGGCGAAAGCGAGGCAAATGTGTCGTTGCAGGTCAACAAGACCGCCGCTGGCACGCTTGCCAAAACGACCGAGTGGCAGTATCTGGAGGGGCTGGATATCCCGGACGGAGAAAACGTCACCCTGACCTTTACCGCCACCGCTGCGAGCAGCATCACCATCAAATATCTGGGAGCAAGCTTATGAGTTACAAGATCTATGCCGGCACGCAGAACGGCGTGGACAGCTGGGAAAACCGGGTCTGTATCTATGCGCCCGGCTCTGCGCTGGAGACTACAAAGCTGATCAGCCCCACCCTGACCCGAGAGTTTGGTAAGGCTGGAAGTCTAGAATTTACCATCCCGCTGGGCAACGTGGCGCACAGCGGGATGCAAAAGCTGAAAACGGTGGTGTCCGTGGAGCAGGACGGTAAGGAGATCTGGCAAGGCAGGGTCATGAGCCATGAGCAGGATTTTCTGCTGCGGCAGAAGGTGTACTGTGAGGGCGAGCTTGCCTACCTCAACGACACCGATGTACCACCCTACACCGCCAAGGATGTGACCATCCGGCAGTTTCTGGACTTTCTCTGCAAGAATCACACCAGCCTGACCGACAAATATAAAAGATTCCGCATCGGAAACGTCACGTTGGAGGAGCAAAAGCGGTATGTTCCGGTAGCCGAAAAGTGCTATCTGAAGCTGGACTATGCCGCCAGCAGCCCGGACGAGCAGGGCGACTATTACCAGACATGGGGTCTGTACTCCCAAAACGGGAACCGACTTGAAGAGAATTTTTCCTATATTTTTTCCGACTATGAGGACGTGCAGACCCCACCAGCACAAAACTGGCCGCTGAACGAGATCGTAACCGGAAAGGAGTACCTTGCCTGGCGCACGGGAGACAACCAGTTTACCCTCCGAAGAAACGCAGTCTCTCAGGGCAGCAAGACCTACGATGCAGAGCAGACCATTGTTACCCCGTCCATCACTACGCCAATAGAAACCTATAAGTTCGACAGTACCATTAAAGTGGCCAAAAAGAACACCGAATCCACAACGTACAGCATCAAAACGGAAAAAGACGGCACGGTCAACGTGTACGTCAACGGGGAAAAGTCCGCAGACTACACCCCGCAGCTTGTGGAGGAGTTGCACGAGTTCGGCGACGGCAAGAACTACGGAAAAACGTGGGACATCCTGCAAAACGAGCTTGTGGACGTGTACGGCGGCTATCTGGTAACCCGGCACGAAACGATTCCTTACCCCTGGTTCCCCGGTCTGAACAAGAGAGCACGCTATCTGGACTATGTACAGGACGCGACCGAGCGCAACGTGCATGGCATTACTTTCGGCACGAACCTGCTGGACTTGAACAGCTACGCCAAGGCCGAGGATATTGTCACCCGGGTGATCGCCATCGGCAAGAAAAAAAGCGGCTGGTTTTTGTGGGAGACCACCAACACCCTGACCGCCACCGCAAACGATGAAACCGCCCAAAAGCTGTATGGACTTATCACCCGGTATCTGGTGCTGGACGGAACGTCCAACACACAGCAGTCCCTGCAGGACGAGGCGGACATGGAACTGGGCAAGCACCTGCGCCTTGCAGATGGCATCACTGTGAAAGCCGTAGACCTGAAGGACGCGGGCGTTGACGTGGACAGGATTGCTTTTGGCAAGCTGACCCACATTATTTCCGCGCCCCACGGCATTGATGTGTGGATCAACTGCAACAAGCTTGTAGAACCGCTGGATAAGCCCGCAAAGAAGGAGTTTACCTTCGGCAAAAAGTTTTCCAGCATATCCGACTTGCAGGCGCTCAGCGCCCGCAAAGCAACCACCGCGTATGATCTGAGCCGCACGCTCAAGGAGTACGCATCTGATGTGCAGTCTTATGCGCTGCAAACGATGGAGGCAGACGATGGAGGCAGACGATGAAACCATTTAAAGAAGTAATTGACGGCATCCGCAAAGCTGTCATGGCATCCGAGGTGCGCGAGGATCTCGCCCAGATGGGCGAGTATGTGGAGCAGTTTGCCAACACGGCGGGTGAAAACATCCAGAAAGCCATCGACCCCACCCTCTCCCTCTCCGGCAAGGCTGCGGATGCGGCAAAGGTGGGCGAGGCGATCAATGCGGAGAGCGAAAGAGCAAAGGGGGTGGAAAATCAGCTAAAGGAAGAGTCTGTATTGCAAAAAGCAATGGTTTATGCTGATGAATATGTAACGACGGAACATCTTTTTATTAAGCAAAAAGCAATTTCACCGACAATTTCTGCTGGAGCACTATTGCGTGACGGCACTGTAGACACGTCAGATACAGCATATAACATTGCGATGTTTACAGCACAACGCGGAAAAGTCTATAAAGTTACAAAACTTTCGCCCGGTGCAAATTATAGAGGTAAGCGATTAATTGACCTTGAAAACCTTGGATATTATGAAGCGGCAGACAACTTCTATCATACAAGGTATATTTCAAATTTTGAAGGAACGGTTCGCCTTTGCTATAGAAACATTGAAACGCCCATAATTGAGGAAGGTATCACATTTAATCCTGTAAAAGAAACGGATATCCCATTTGAAACATTCTTTGAAGAAGTTGACTGGCAGACAGGAAATACGTTCCGCGATCATTATGCGATTACACCGTCGGGCGGCTTAATCGAGCGCGCATCAAATAGCATGGCATACAGTTCCCCAATCAGCGTGAAAGCTGGCTGGGTTATTGTTGCTCCAACCACAACAGCAACATATTATGATATTGTTTTGGCTGCGAAGGTAATTACTGAGGATACTTTATATAATCCTTTTGCTTATAAAGAGACGGCAACCGGGAAATATATTGTAGTAGATGAGGATTGCAATATCGCATTATGTTCTTATAAAAGTGATTTGTTAAAGATGCGGATTCTAAAGAATAATATCGCGTCTTCGCTATCCGATTCCGAAAACAGGAAGTTAAATAAAGTATATAATCAATTATATTTCGCAGCTGAATATCACGGAAATGTCACACAGAATATTGTTCCGACAATCACACCGATGAAACAAGTCAATGTTTTAACCGGAGCGTTTGAAGATAACGTCAATTACGATATTGCGACATTTGTATCGGATTCCAAAAATGCCTATTCAATTACTTACGTTCCCGGGAAAAGTTATATAAGTGTAATGGGTATTTCGCTAATAAGCGGTGAAAATGTTATCTGCTACAGGACGGGTGCAAGCAAAACAAGGGAAACGGTATATATTGAAGGATTCGCCGGAACAGTTAGAATCTGCTACAGAAATATAGAAACACCGACAATCAAGGGGGGGAAAACGTCAACTTCAACTGGTGGTAGTAATTATCAGTTTATCAATACGCCAACCAGAGGCCAGATTATTTATGAAGCTGACACAAAGTCGGATTCTGGGTATATCGTGAATGCGGTTGCATATCAGAACGGGGTAATTATTGCAGCTCGAACGGACGGAAGAATCGTCCGAATTGGGTATGATGAAACCGAAGAAACATTACTACAGTTGAACGGTTCCGGTCTTGATTGGCGTGGACTGTATATGGATTCAAGCGAAAACGTGTACGCATCACCACATGCAAGTAACGGAACACTTGCAATGGATGAGCGTGGACTATATAGGCTTTCCAAAGATGCAAGCAGTTTCACAAAAGTAATTTCTCTATATAACCCTTCGTCTACAGTCCAAAGCGAAACGGAAAAAAACGATGATACTATTTGGACAATGTGCGAAGACGTATATGGAAATCTGTATGCAGGCGTTTATTCACATGTCGTTCATCAGAACCCTGCAATCTACAAATCGACGGATAACGGATTGACATGGAAATATATTTATAATTTCTACACCGCAGGGGACACACCGGGGAACAACGCAAGACATATTCATTCGATTGTATATAGCAAATGGCAGGATGCTTTATATTGCATTGTTGGAGAAGTAAATACTATTTTCAAATCAACTGATGGTGGAACATCATGGGAAAATCTGAATATCCGGTTAGCTCATGACAAGGGGTCTGCAATGCTTCCTGTTGAAAATGGCATTTTGATTGGCAGCGATGGGGCGTATAATTGTGCGATTGATATCCTATACAATGATGATTATACTCACGAAACTGTATGGCTTGGGTGGGCAAATACAGTGTTTGCAATCCGGCAGTCAGACGAAACTGGAATGATTTACGCTTTCTGTAGAATTGATTCTTCCGCAAATTCAAGTAATTATTTCCCGCCTTCTTCCGTACTGTCCTTGTCTAGTGAAGCGCAAATTGCCGCTATAAATGAATGGAAATCAAGCGTATCTGAAGGAAGAGCGGCAAGTTGGCAAGCCTATCACGATTCAATCGTAGCGAAATACCCTGATGACGCTATTATCCCACAACATTATGCTATTCTTGTAAGCCGTGATGGCGGGAGGCATTTCGAGCCGCTGAAGCGGTGGAAGGTGGACCAAATTCAGCCATACGGTTTCTGGACAATCGGACATTTTAGGAACGGAGAATGCGTTTCCGGGCGATATGTAAATGGTTATGTGAGACCAATTGCAATATCGGAAGGAAAGCACAAGTACGTTAGCGGAGGATGTGATTTGAGCGGAGATATTTTTATCAGGACAAATGCGAACTCAATCGTAAAAGTGATAGAATAATCAATGAATTAAAGAGGGCTTTATTTGACTATTCATCAACATAAAAAAGAAAGGACTGAGAACATGCTCCCTATCATGGACGTTTCCCGCTGGCAAGGGCGAATCAACTGGGACAAGGTCAAGGCAAGCGGCCTTGTCTCTGGTGTGATGCTGCGGGCGCTGGGCAACAGCGCGGAAGACGCGCCCAGCAAGCCGTACATCGACCCCTATTTCGCCCGCAACTACGCTGAGTGCCAGCGGCTGGGCATTCCCTGCGGCGTGTACTACTACTGCAAGGCGGTCAACACGGCAGAGGCTGACGCAGAGCTTGCCCTGCTGCGCAAGGTGCTTACCGGCAAGACGGTGCAGCTGCCGGTGGCGGTGGACATCGAGGATACCTATGTGCAAGCGCCGCTCGACAAGCAGACACTGACCGACATTGCCGCCCACGCGCTGGGCACTGTGGAGCGCTGGGGCTTTTACGCCATGCTGTACACCGGGCTGTACTTTGGCCGTGATAACCTGTACATGACCGGCGCTGCGCTCAAGCCTTATGACGTGTGGCTGGCAGCCTACCGCAGCAAAAAGCCCACACCGGAATGGAACTTTGGGCTATGGCAGTATACCAGCAAGGGCAAGATTCCCGGTGTTGTGGACGCGATACCGGGCAAGATTTCCGGCGTGGACTTGTCTGTGCCCTACAAGGACTATGCTAAAATCATTGCAAAGAAGGGTCTGACCCGTCTTCGGGAGGGCGCATGAGCGAATCAATCATCGTGGCAATCATCACCGGCGGTCTGAGCCTGATCGGCGCGATCGTCTCCAATAACCGCACCGCACAGAGCATGGACGCCAAGTTGGACAAGCAGCAGGCCGTCACTGAAACCAAGCTGGAAGAGCTGACCCGCGAAGTCCGGGCGCACAACAACTTTGCCCAGCGCGTGCCAGTGCTGGAAGAGCAGATCAAGGTGGCAAACCACCGCATAGAAGACCTCGAAAAAGAGAGAGGAGAGTAATACATGGCAACAATCAATAACATTTTG